AGCTCTGCCGTTCGTGGGCTGCTTAAATACCAGTCCTTTCCAACCGTTTGCAATAGCTCGGTGGATAGCGTCGATGGCTTCGTTTTGGTCGGTGTATTCATTTTGTAGTTTCATTAATGCCCGCTGTTCGCTTTGGGCGGTTTTGTATTTGAATCGGTGATCCGTTCGTTTGTACTCTTTCCATTCGCTCCAGGCGTTTTTAAATTCCGTGGTTTCAAATGGCAAAACCACCTTTTCTTTCTTAATTGATTTCTTCTTGATATATTCTTTTTCTATTTGGGTCGCGTCCACGCTACCCCCTTGTTGCGTCCACGCTACCCCCCCCGTCGCGTCTACGCTACTACTTGTTGCGCGCACGCTACCCGTAGCGTCTACGCTACCCGTCGCGTCCACGCTACCCCCTGCGTCAATTGTTAACGCCTTCAAATACCGTTCGCTTTCTGACGGTCCGTTACGTTCCAGCAAGCCCCGCGACTCAAGCCGCTGAATGGCTCGAATCACGGTGCTGCGGTGCGCATTGAATTGCTCACCTATAACGGCGTTGCTTTTCCAATACTCTCGATTTTGCTGGTTCATCGTGTACACGTCGCAATAAATCAGCAGCTCCAGGCTACTCAGTTTTGCGCCAAATACGTGATGCGGTATTTGTAGGTAGTTCATTCGCGTTTGACAATTAGCGCGATCGGTTTTCATTCAGTTCTTCCATCGTTTCACCTACTGCGTCAAAAAGGTCAAGCGGGTTTATGTCCTTTACCTGCACGATTTTGGCGCTGTGTCGCAGTATGCCAGTCGGGTTGACGTACATATAATTCTCCACCGTTCGGCGGCTTACGTCCAGCACCTCGGCGCAATGATCCACGCTTTCAAAGTGTTCTTTGATGAATTGTTTCAGGTTCTTCATAATAGAATGTGCATTTGTATCGTATTCGCTTGGCTCTTAAATCGCGGCAATAACGTTGGCAGCTTTTGAGGTTGTAAAACTGCACGCGCGTATTTTGGTCGGGTAACTTGACCACGAAGCGAACGTTAGAAAGGGAAGTCATCGGCTTCAGCTGGGTTATCGTTTGCCTGCTCTATTACCTGCTCCTTTATGCTCTTTGGCTCAGGTAATTCGTACTTCCACACGGGAAATGAAACAAAGATGACCGTTTCAGGATACGGCAACGGATTACCCAGTTTGTCAACTTTCTTTTCCCACTCACGTCCGCGAACGTTGCACCTTGCTTTAATTGGCGCGCCTACGGTCAAGCCCAAAGCTTCATCTGTCAAATCCTTCAGGAATTCAACGGGTACAATTTCGCTATACTCGCCGTCTTGAACTTCAATATGCACTTCGCATTTACGAAAGCCGCTGCTGTGTTCAAACGGCTTACAAATTCGGCGGATCACGCCTTCAATTATCAATTCCATGTTCATTAAATGATTGGTTAAACTCTGTTTTTGTCCATCCAGGAAAATCGATGCAGCGTAATTGATTGAACTGCAACCGCTGGAATATCTCGCGCCATCGTTCTGGCGTCGGTTGGGTTTGTATTATTTCATCTTCCAGCCCGTCATCGTCGTCGCGCATTGTAGACGTTTCAAGCAATTGCAGCGCGTAATCTTTAAGCTGCTCCTGCCGTGCTTGCTGGTCGGCTTCTAAGCTGTCAAAAAAATCGTCGAGGCTCATAATGGTATACGCATTTGCGCTTGATGCTGTTTAAGTCGCTTTTGCGCCGCGTTGAAATAATCGGTATCCAATTCGCACCCGACTAAATCAAAGCCAAGGTTATGACAAGCAATGGCAATAGAACCGCTGCCAAGGTGGGTGTCAAGTATTTTGTCGCCTTCCTTGGCGTAGTTCATTAGCAACCATTCGTAAAGCTTTACGGGCTTCTGTGTTGGGTGGATTCGTTGCTCTTTGTTTTTCATGTCGCCCTGCCAATAGCCTGACCACAAAAATTTGTATCTGCGTAATCCTCTATTGTAGCTGGTGTAAGCTAATTCGCAAGTACTAAAGTCGTTCGTTTTCTCCATCTTATCCCAAACTATCCAACCGCTGGAACTACTGTTGAATTCATTGGCAAAATGATTTGCGCCCCAAATAATTTGGTTTTTTGAGCATCTTTGAATCTCTGTAAGCACGTTTCTACTCACGTGTTCTTTATCCCAATCTTTGCTTTTATAATCGTTGTTTTTGTAGTTACCGCCGCCACTCCCAAAATTTTTGTGAGCTGCACCAATCCCATAAGGCGGGTCGACAATGGCCAGCTCGAACGCGTTATCCTCGCACGTTGCCAAATATTCCATGCAGTCGATGTTGTGCAGCTTAATCATTCTACTTCGTCCTCGCCGTAAACTTCCAACTGGTAAAAACCTGCCAGCTTCAAAATGGCACGCGATAAAGCGCGTTTTTCAGCCATCGCGATCGGGTACGCATTACGGTTGTTTGATTTGCTCACCTCGCCAAATGTTTCTACTTGCCCTATTTCGCATTTTGCGTATGCTTTAACGCAATATCTCCCGTCGCTGGGGTCAGACCATTCGGGCACGGTAGAAAATGTAACCACGGCCTTTATTTTGGCTTGCACGTGTTCCACGCCTCGACGCGTCATAATGACAAAGCCGCGTGGGTCTTTGTGGAAGTGATCGGCGCGCATCTCGTATCGCTCCGATAATGCTTTGAGTTCCTGTACTGCGCTCATTTCGTTCGTGCTGCTATAAGTTGGGCGCGGAAGTCGTCAATTAATCGCAAGAATTCGCGTTCCTTTCTCAGCTCCTGCTGCCAGTGATTGAAATCGGTGGTTTGTTTTACGTGTACGCTGGATTGTACACAAATCGGCTTTTTCATTGTTTATCGTTCATTATTTATCGTTTTGTTGTTCGTGTGCTTCATCTGCGCGGTCGAGCAAATCGCTGTCGTCTTGCTCATCGTCGTCGCTGGGGTAGTCGTAACCTTCTCTCCACATTGTTTTAAAGTTTAAAGGGAGAGGCCGAAGCCCCTCCCGTTTTTATTATGCTAATGCAATGAGTGTAGACGCATGAAAGGTTTTAATTTTTTGCGTTTGTTTCCCAGCAGGAATTGTTTTACGGTATTTGCCTTTACCAACTACATGCTCATGCAAGGTTCCAAATACTTCGATTGCTGGTTTTCCATTCTTGTATGTGGTGTTTTCGAGCTTCGTGATTTTTACAGTCATCCAACCGATTTTCACATCCATTCCAACCGTTAAATTTTGCGCTTCTATTTTCATGGTTTTTTGCTTTTGTTCGTTGTTCATGGCACAATACTACGAAAGGTTTTTCGTACACGCAACTTTTTTCGAAACTTTTTTTTCTTGGGCATAAAAAAAGCGGCCCCGCAATGGAGCCGCCCAAAACAAACAATGCAAAAAACAGTGCTTCTAACCAGCACGCAAATATATGCCTTATTCTTTATCGCGTCGCTTCGTGCGGCCTAATACTACCGCGTTTATGATTCGCTTTAGGACGTCTACTACCTTGTCGTCCTTCTCGGTTTCTGTGAGCGCGGTAATCGTTCCCGCTGCTGTTAAAATAGCCAGGGCAATTTCAGCCCAGTAAGTCATCAAAAGTTCTTTCATGTTATTGTGCTTCCTCGATTTTCCAGTACGGCAAATCGTGATTTGAGTTGTGCAAGGTAACCCACCAGCCGCCAAGGCGTGGCGTGTTGAATCCTTTTTCAGTCGCCCAGCCTGCAAATCGGTCGCCCAGCATCTTGTAACTGCCAAGCTGCAAATGGTGTACGCTGTCCTGATACAGCTTACCGAATCGGCTGATGCGATCGGACGTTACGGGCAAATGCCATTTTTGATGAGTATGCCCGCGCACGATTAGGCTGGCATCCTTGAACTGCATTTGGTCAATATCCACGCGCAAAACGCCTTTTGACCGTGGCGCATTGCCGCCCATTCCGTGATGGTAATGTACAAAGGTCGAGCTGCGGCGCTTGCCGTTAACGTAAATCTGCATCCACAGCCAGCCGCTGTATCCTGCTACCTGGATATTGCCGCCGTTCTTGTTTACGATGTACGCCACGCGGTCGAGCGGGCTGGTATGCATTCGCTTTTCAATGCTGGTTTCATGGTTGCCGCGTCCAAAGAATCTGATGACGTCTTTGTATTTCGTCAGAAATTCGGCGGCGTCCTCAATTACGTCGTCCAGGTATGTAATGCTTTTGTATTCGGGTCGCAGGTCGCTGTACGTTCCTCGCGGGTCCCATTTGCCCTGCATTAAATCAAACCAATCACCGAAAATAAATACGGGCGAGTCAGTTGCCTTGGCTTCGTCCAAATGCCGCTTTAACATTGCACGATCGCACTTCATTGCGTCGTAATGCACGTCGGAAATAAACAGCATTCGCTGCGGCGCGCGCTCTACTTTCACCTCGTGAACGGTGCGGCTGATTTGGTTTATCTTCATTCTTTGTATAGCCAAACCACATCGGCGTCCTTGCTGGGGTCGTCGTCGACATGGATAAAATGCTCATGGATTCCGATGCGATTAAATCCAGCTTCGAACAATGCGCCGATAATGTAGCCGCGTGTCCTGCTGTCGCTGCAAGCAATGTCAGCAGCCAGACCTTTGGTGTGTGCGGAATCCTTGACGCTTCCCGAGATGCTACGATTGTGAGCGATGCAGCGGTATCCACTCGTAATCCGGAATGGTACGCCAGCTTTATGGCGGGCGTCGTCCAGCATCTGCAAGAAATAATCATCCATCATATCAATCCCGCGTCCTTCGCCGTTATCCTTGCATTTCTTGCACTTACAGTCAAATTCTTCGGGTCGAAAGTATCTCATAGAAACACGATTCCTAACGCTGCGACAAATATGATGAGGTCGGCAATATCGGCGCGGCCATATTCACGGGCCTTGTATACCATATTGGCAAACACGGTGGCCAAGATAATCCAAATCATTCGCGGTTCATTTTGGCGATCATAATTTGAATGTCGTGAACCATAGCCAACAGTTCTTTAATGTCGCGTTTGAAATCGTCCTGCGATAATTCAAGCTGAATCACGCGGCTTTTGAGGCGTGCCACCGTACTATTTAGGTTCACCCAAACGCCAATCAAACCAGCTAAAACTGGCACTACTGCAATTAAAATTTCAGTAATCATTTCGATTTCCTTTGTATTATAAACCACTTTCCATCGTGACACAGTAAAGATACGCCATCGTAATCTCTTGTAAAATCAAACGAAGTTGCACCGTCAATTGTCTCGCTGATTGCATTTGGTCTGATTGTTACATACGTGTTTGCGCTTATGGTGTCGTCGCTTTTAAAACGCAACATGCGGCCTTCATTGCCCGTTGTGCTTGGTAGATTTATAAACGCCTGTCCGTTTGCTCCATTCCAGGAATTAAACATCATGTAATCGACTTCTGTTACGTCATATGTTGACGCGTCACGGTGTACGATTTCAACAATTGGCTGCTGCAAAAAACGCTGAAATACAGCAACTGGAATGTTGCCGCTTTCTTGCGCTATTAAGTTTCGAATATCGTAAACGGGTTCGCTGTCGTCCTGGGGATTGTGCGTGTCGGTAACAACTCCGTCAGGCGCTACCACATCGGTGTTGTTATTGTAAAGCAAAAAGGCTTCGTACTCGCCTTGAACTGGTCTGGCTGTGTAGCTGGTTTCGAAGGGTAAGTAATAATCAGCACCAAATTTCAAAGCGTGAAAAGGACTTACAAAGCGTTTAAAATGGCTTCCGCGTTTTATTGGCGTGCTCAGATTTTGACCTGCTAATATTTCGGAAACACCCAAACGGTGAATGGCGTAATCTACCGCAGGATTTGCAAAGCTGTTCCATTGGTTTATAATTTCGCCAGGCGTGCTGATATTGTCGAAAATGTTACGATGCGTTTCCAGTGCAACGCTTCCAATTTGCACCGCATCTTGTTCGTATGATTCCTGGTTGGTTTCACTTGTGCTTGCTTCATAAGTAATCACATCGCCGTTAGTGGTGTTGCCACTCATTGCAAACATCGCCAATTCGTGCAGCTTGCCAAAAGCGTCCGTGCCAGTAATGTCTGTAATTACCGTTCCTTCGTGGTCATATCCAATTACCTCAGCAACTACAGATAAATTATCGCTTTGGGCTGGAATTGGTTCTAAGTCCACAATTAATGGCTGGTTGTAAGGCTGCACAAACAACACTGAGCTAGGTGTAACTTGGTTGTTGTAAAATGTGCCATTGTTGCGGTCCAAATACATTTGCCCAGCCGTAAGCGGTATGTAAAAATAACCCAGCCCAGTCTGCCAATCGGCAGCGGTAAAGTTCATTTGCTCCACTTGGTACGACTCGGTAAAATTGCCATAATTCAACATATCTGGACCAAACGTAACACTGTTAGCATAATACCGTGAACCGCATTTAATTCGCAAGCGTAACACCAATCGCCCCACACGGTCCTCAGCCGCAAACGTTCCGCCGCCCTCATAAGTGTGTTGATATTTGAACTGCAAACGCAAGGCGCTATCTGCACCATATGTTAAATTGTTATCGCTTATAACGTCGCCAATCTCTGCCTGTTGACCAACTGGGTTCAGATATTGCGCGTTTTCAAAAAGCACTGGCAAATTACCGTTTGTAATCCATTGCCGCCTTACCTGGCGAATCGGTGGTAAAAATGTGGTGCTGCCACCCGCAAGCTTTATGATGTCAGTTCCCACAACGAGCTGCGTACTTACGCTGGTTGCCGTTGCGCTTACTGTACCGCCTTTAGTAACGGTAAATAAGTCAATGCTTTCATCTTCTTCCACTGATCCAATCGGGACAAAATAAAAATGGCCCTCACTCATAAAAACGCGCGCGTTAAAAGTCACAGCGAAATTGCGCAATACCTCAAACGCTGTCAGATAGTTTGCAATTCCGTTTTCATCAACGTTGTAAAACGCCGAGTGATTTACCTCTGATTGAATAAGCGCGTTTGTGCTTGCAAAGGTTCCTGGCACAAAATTGTTAGCGTATTTTAAAAATACGTCAGTGGTATCATATACGTGTAGCGCGCGCGTTTTCAGCAAACATTTTCGCAGATGTTCTGCGATGTTGTCGCGACCTATGTACGGCGTGCCTGCGTTATCGTAAATTATGTTTTTAAGATTTCCGAGTTCGTCTACGGCGTTTATTGTGTTTATAATGGGGTAAGCCTCATCCATTAACTCAATTTGTTCCGCAAGTAATACGCCCGTCCAAAACAAGGTGTTTGCGCCGTCAGGATCCTTGTAAATACTTAACGTAAAATCCGCATCTTGCGAAGTTGCAAGCGCCTCAAGAAAGGAAGTGTGCGAAGCGTTGTTTTCAACCAACGTAAACGTTACTTCGCTACCAATCACGGGCTGGTATCGGTCCTCGTTGTTGCCGCTGTATCGCAGTACAAAACCGTCGGCGCCTAACGTAAATTCCACGGCTGAAACTTGCCAGCCGTTTTGGTGAATATTTACACGCCAATCGGTTCCGAGGTCGTCGGTAAACTCTGCGTAAAGTCTTATTGCGTCTGCCATTAGAATCCTCTTACGCGGTTGCGGTCGATGCTGTTGCGTTCGCTCGTGAGTAATATGTCGCGGCCTGAAATCTTGCCCGTGACCTGCACGGATTGACCGCCCATCATTGCCTGCAATTTGCTAAGCGGTGCAATTACCTCAGGGTCAACTCCAGCGTTTCGGTTGTCACCTACCATGGCCATCGTTGGACCGAATGCCAATCCACCTTTTGCCAGTGCTGGCGGCTGTGAACTCATGCGGTCGCTTAATCCTTTTATGACGGCACCGGCAGCCACCAAAGCAACACCGGCGGCAACAGCTGCAAGCGGGTTCGTGGTTAAGCTTATAAAAAATTGCGCAGCGGCAACACCAGCGGCAATGAACTGCTGGCCTAAGTCAATCAACAAGTTGGCAAGACCAACCACGGCTTGGCTAAACACGTCGGTCATGGTCATCGTACCGGCAACAAGTCCGCCAATAGCCAAGCCAATGCCCATAAAAGCGCCTTCGAGTGCCGGCCCCATGTCAATCATCATGCTTAACTCCTTGCGGCCCGCCTTCATGTTCTCAGCCAACTCGCTCACGGCCGTGCTTGACTGCTTAATCAGTTGCGGTTCTGGTATTCCGTTGTTGATTCGTTGTAAACCAGTTGCACCGCCGCCGCCTGTCGCAGCGCCTCCGGCAGCACCACCGCCGCCGCCCATGGTGAAGGTTGGTATCATTTCAGTAAGGCCGCCAAGCGTGCGCAGCGTTTCCGCGATTGTTTCCTCACTAACTAAGCTAATTGGCTCGCGGCTTAATTCCTCTTCTAACGCTGTGTTCCAATCCTCAGCGGCTTCTGCTCCAAACTCGGCCATGCGTTCGCCTGCGTTGGTAAAGGCTTCGCTAATTATGTCAGGTATCGCACTGAAATCGCCGCGCATTACGGCGCTGATGATG